TTAGCACGTGCAAGAACAATGAGCAAAGCTCAGAAAAGGTCGGCAGTTCGCCGTAAGAGGGCAGTACCTCAAGGCGTTGGTGGAAGACCCACTAACGTACGTACTTTTACTAAACGGAGACGTCGAAAGAAGAAGTAAAATATGAATAATCTAACTCAAGAGATTGAAAAAGTATTAGATTTATCACAAAGATTAAAAGCGGCAGTTCACTTAGAACTAGAGTATGGCTGCCAACTAAAAAAGTTATTAAATTTACCGAGAACCCCAAATAATAAGGTTCTCATTAACAGGCTAATAAGCCAAAGTACTCGCTAAGAGTAGATAGGAATTAAAAATGGCAAGACAAGGCGGATTTTTAAGCGGACCAAGTGTCCACTCAACTTCCAAGCTAAGAAAGCATGTATTGAAAAGAGGTTTAACTCGTGATTTAAATGCAGCAGCTGGAACTTATGTAAATACTAAGTCACCAATGTCCACACCAGGTGGATTTTATGGTGCAGCACCAAAAGCAGTAGGGCCAAGATTTGGTAAAACAGTCAACCCTAAAAGAGCAAAGTTTGGAAAGAAAACACCTTCTACTTTATTGACGAGAAGGAGAAGAAGATAGTATTCTAAAACAAATCAATAAAATTATGAAGTCGGGTAGACTCGACAAAGTAGTAAAGAAATCTTTACTTATAGGGATGAAAGATGGCACTAACAGCAGCAGAAAAAGCAAGGTTAAAAAAAGCAGGTCTTAGCGGACTTAATAAGCCAAAAAGAACCCCAAATCATAAAACCAAAAAAGCAGTAGTAGCTGTAAAAGTTGGTGGAAAAGTAAAGATTATAAGATTTGGGGCTCAAGGAATGGGCCATAACTATAGTCCAGAAGCAAGAAGAAGTTTTAAGGCAAGACATGCCAAAAACATAAGAAAGGGAAAGTCTTCTGCAGCGTACTGGGCAAACAAGGTGTTTTGGGCAGGTAAAGGAGGCTCTAAGAAGCGTCCACCCAGATCACAAAAAAGAACATTAGGATTAAAAAGAAGGAGAAGATAATGACAACTGCAAACGGAACAAAACTATGGCTTGAAGAAGGTGTAGTTCATGCAGGAAAGATGCTACAAGATTTGATGAAAGTAGAAGAATTTAGAGACTTATCACCAGCAGAAAAGAAGATAAAAACAGTATCGGCTACTTACTGCTACCTTTATACTAAACTAAAAGAGCTGGATTTATTAGTAGATTCAGATGATAATTATTTCCCTGACGAGACAATACATTGATAGAAATTAGCCGTACAGATATACTAGGCGACTATCTTATGGACTTAAGTCCTGAAAGTCGTTTCATTAAACTACCCATAATGGAGTATCTTGAACTGTTAGGTATAGAACCTAACTCATCCCAAAAAGCAATTATAAATGCTGTTAACAATCCCAAATATAGATTCGTTTGTGCGGCTATATCTCGTCGTCAAGGTAAAACTTATATTTCAAATATAATAGGACAACTAGTTTGTTTAGTACCAAACAGTCATGTACTATTAATGTCACCTAACTATTCATTATCGCAAATCTCATTTGATTTGCAAAGAAATCTTATTAAACATTTTGATTTAGAGGTACTTAGAGACAATGCAAAAGATAAAGTTATTGAACTTTCAAATAATTCTACGATTCGTATGGGTTCCATTAACCAAGTTGATTCGGTTGTGGGTAGGTCATACGATCTCATCATATTCGACGAGGCCGCTCTCACAGACGGGAGGGATGCTTTCAATGTTGCGCTCAGGCCCACACTAGAAAAAGAAAACTCAAAAGCAATCTTTATATCTACTCCAAGGGGTAGAAATAATTATTTTGCTGAGTTTTACTACAGAGGTTTTAGTGATGAGTTTCCAGAGTGGTGTTCAGTAAAAGCAACCTGGCATGAGAATCCTCGTGTAGCAGAATCAGATATTATTGAAGCAAAGAAAACAATGTCTGAGAATGAATTTGCACAAGAGTACTTAGCAGACTTTAATGTCTATGAAGGTCAAGTCTGGGCATTTAATCATGAAGAATGTATAGCAGATTTATCCCAACTTGATGTTAGTCAGATGGATGTTTTTGCGGGTCTTGACGTAGGTTATAAAGACCCTACAGCATTTTGTGTAATTGCTTACGACTGGGATAAAAGAAAATATTATCTAATAGATGAATATATGGATGCCGAGAAGACTACAGAACACCATGCAATGCAGATCCAAAAATTAATTCATAAATGGGATATTGACTATATTTATATTGATTCTGCCGCTCAACAAACAAGATACGACTTTGCACAAAACTATGATATTAGTACTATCAATGCTAAAAAATCAGTACTTGATGGTATAGGACATGTTGCAACAGTAGTTGATAATGATGAACTTATTGTTAACCAGTCCTGCAAAGAAGCCTTAATATCATTAGACCAATATCAATGGGATCCAAACCCTAATTTATTAAAAGAGAAACCAAAGCATAATATGGCATCCCATATGGCGGATGCTATGCGATATGCGTTATATACATTTGAAACTACAGCCACAACGTTCTAATAACACCTACAAAAAACAGTTCTTGACATTTGCTGTATGTTTTTGGTATAATTCTAATTAAGAGTAGAAATATGAATTTCAAAAGAGATTTAGTTAAATACGTACGAGATAAAGCGAAATCACAATATAAAAAATCAAGCGATTGTTATATCTGTGGAAGTACCGAACAGTTAGATTTTCATCACTATCACGGGCTTACAGAACTACTAGAAACTTGGATAAAAAAGAAAAAATTAATTATTGAAAACGAGCAAGAAATACTAGAGATTCGACAAGCCTTTATTGATGAACACTACAAAGAACTTTACGAGGATACTGTAACACTCTGCCACAGTCACCATATGAAATTACATTCAATTTATGGAAAACGACCCAAGTTGATACACGCAGAGAAACAAAAAAGATGGGTCGAGAAGCAGAGAGACAAATATGGCATGGTATGACAGATTATTAGGCAGAACTCCAGTAGTAGATGAGGAAAAACTAAATCCTGCTCAATATGTAATATCCCGAAATGAGGGTATGACTGTTGACTCAAGGGAAATAGTTACCAACTACAGAAATGCTTATGAACAGTTAGAAATCGTTAATAGAGCAGTCAATATGATTGTTGATGACGTTTCTGAAATACCCTTTGCAGTAGGAGAAAAGCTTGTAGGTACTACTAGCGTTCTTAAAAATATTCGTAGGTCAAAAGTAAATTTACTATTAAATATTGAGCCTAACCCTTTTCAAGATGTTAGTGCTTTTAAGAGAAATTTAATAATTGATTTACTTATAGATGGAAACATCTTTATTTACTTTGATGGAGCTCATCTCTATCATTTACCAGCAGATAAAGTAACAATCCATACTGATGATAAAACATATGTAGAAAGATATTCATATGATAACTCAATAGATTACAGCCCTGATGAAATTATACACATAAAAGAAAATAGTTTCAATTCAATTTACAGAGGAGTTCCAAGGCTAAAACCAGCTTATAGAACTATGCAACTACTTGGTAGCATGAGAAATTTTCAAGATAACTTTTTTAAGAATGGAGCAGTTCCAGGGTTAGTCTTAAAATCACCAAATACTCTTTCTGAAAAAGTAAAAGAAAGAATGATGCAGGCCTGGAGTATGAGATATAATCCTAATACTGGAGGCAGAAGACCTCTAATATTAGACGGAGGGTTAGAAGTTGATGCTTTAACAAAGATAAATTTTAAAGAACTAGATTTTGCAGAGTCCATAAAAGCAAATGAAAAAATTATTCTAGAAGCTATGGGAATACCACCAATTTTAATGGATGGAGGCAATAACGCAAACATAAGACCTAACCATAGACTATACTACTTAGAAACTGTTTTACCAATAGTCAAAAAAGTAGGATACGCACTAGAAAGATTTTTTGGTTTTTCACTATCTGAAGATGTAACAGGTATTCCTGCTTTACAACCAGAGTTAAGAGACCAAGCAGCTTATTACGCAACTTTAGTAAACACAGGCATATTAAGTGCCAATGAAGCTAGAGAGGCCTTAGGCAAAGACCCTGTGGATGGATTTGATGAACCAAGAATACCTGCTAATATAGCGGGTTCTGCGGCAAATCCCGAACAAGGAGGTAGACCTTCAGAGGCTGCCCCAAGCGAGGAAGAATAATTATGACAAAAGATATGATGGTAAAAGCTCTTTCCGATTACTTTAAAGCAGAAGGCGGTCCTATGGATTTGCCTGCTTATAAAGGAAAAGGAAATGATGTTCCTGTTAAGGATTATTTATTAAGAAGAGCATTTGGTTCTTGGAGTAGAGTACTCAGCGTGGTATCAAAAAGATATCCTGTAGAAGTAGCTGCACCAGAAGTTAAAGAAGCACCTGTCGAAAAGAAAGCACCTGCTAAGAAAAAAGTGGAGAAGAAAGATGGCAAATAAGATTTATCATTGGACTAGCACTTTTAAAGCACTCGGTGAATCAGAAGACGGTGGCGTTGATATTAAAGGTTCTGCAAGTACTAATGGACTTGATAGAGCTGGAGATATTATCGAAAGTGATGCATGGACAAAAGGTGGATTAGAAAATTTTAAAAACAATCCAATTATTTTGTTTAATCACAATTACGACAAACCTATTGGTCGTGCAAAAGATTTACAAGTTACAGAAAACGGTTTAGAGATATCTGCGAAGATATCTAAAGCTGCAGGTGATGTAACTCAATTAATTAAAGACGGTGTCCTTGGAGCTTTTTCTGTTGGTTTCAAAGTCAAGGATGCTGATTATATGACTGAAACTGACGGATATAAGATAAAGGACGCGGAGCTTTTTGAAGTTTCTGTAGTATCAGTGCCTTGCAATCAAGGGGCAACCTTTGGTTTAAGCAAATCATTTGATAGTATGGAAGAATACAACAAGTACAAGCAAACTTTTTATAAGGCTAACCCAGCAGAATCAGCAGACGCTGTTAATGTTGAGCAGCCAGGAAGGGAGGAATCCCACAACATGGAGACAAATATGTCAAAAGAAAATAAATCTCCTGAAAGCAACTCAGAGTTCAATCTTGAGGCATTCGCAAAGCAAGTAGCTGCTGATACAGCTGCTGAAATTGCAATGAAACAAGCTGAACAAAAAGCTGCTGAACAGAAGGCTGCAGAAGAAGCTGCTCAAAAAGCAACTGACGAAGCGGAAGTTCAAAAAGCTGCTGAAGAAGCAGATCAGGAAAAAACTAAAACTATAGTTGAAGCTGGACTAACAGGAGCTGAAAAGCTCATGAATGATGTTGAGTCTAGAGTTAAAGAAGACTACTCTAACTTAGAGCAAGTTGTTAAAGGACTCGAATCTCAACTAGCTGAGAAATCAGAAGAAATCGTAAAAATGAGAGAGTCAAAAAGACATTTCTCAGACAGAAACGGTCAAGGCGATTGGAAGAAAACTTTTGAGCAAGATATCGTTGACGCAAAATTTGCTGGTTTAGCTACTGGTAAAGGATGGGACAGTGAAGTTGCTAAAAATGTGATGGAAAAAGTTAACACTCATTCAGGTGTTCAAGTTTCATCAGCTGATTTCGAGCAAATCGTTTCAACTAACATTGAAAGAGATATTCAAAATGAATTAGTCTTAGCTCCTCTATTTAGAGAAGTGCCAATGACTTCTGCAAACATGATTATCCCAATCTTACCAGATAGTGGCTATGCTGAATTTACTGCAGGTTCTGCTGTATCAAATGACAACTTAGATATGAGATCTGCTACTTATGGTGATGATGCTGGGGTTAGTATGGCTGAAAGAACTCTTTCAACTAAAAAACTTATCTCTCAATCATTCCTAGGTAATGAAACTGAAGAAGATGCAATCTTACCAATCCTTCCTTTAATTAGAGAATCAATGGTAAGATCACACGCTAGAGCAATTGAAAACTCAGTCCTAGCTGGTGATGATGCTGACGGTGTATTTGGCACTGGCGGAGCTTCTTTCGAAGGTTTACTACACTTAGCAAGAACTGACAGTGACTACACACAATCAGCAACTGCTTTTGCAACTGATAAAATTGTAGCA